GATGAGGTAAAGAAAATCAAAAGGAAGTTAGAAGAGGGAGAGCATGTGCTGAAGATTGCGGAGGAATTTAACATTTCAAGAAAAGTGGTAAGCAAAATTAAAAGCGGGAGGTCTTATGCATGGGTAGAACGTTAGCGATAGATATTGAAACATATTCGGATGTGGATCTGATTTCCTGCGGTGTATATAAGTACAGCAGTTCTCCCCATTTTGAAATTTTGCTGATTGCATATTCCGTAGATGATGAGGAAACGGTCTGCATTGATGTGGCGAACGGAGAAGAACCTCCGAAGGAATTTATTGAGATGTTATTTGATGATACCGTGACAAAAACAGCGTTTAATGCAAATTTTGAGAGAACCTGCTTTTCAAATTATTATCAGCATTCATTCAGACCAGAAGCGTGGAGATGTACGGCGGTACAGGCGACCATGTTAGCCCTGCCTCTTTCATTGGAAGGAGTAGGTGCGGTTCTCGGATTGGACAAGCAGAAAATGACGGAAGGAAAAGAATTGATTAAATATTTTTGCAGCCCGTGTAAAGCCACAAAATCAAATGGAGGAAGAACAAGAAATCTGCCGAAAGATGCGCCGGAAAAATGGAGACAGCTTAAAACATATTGTATTCGGGATGTTGATGTGGAAAAACAGATACGGCAGAGACTGGCGAAATTTCCTATTCCAAAAAGGGAGCAGGAAATTTACTGTCTGGATCAGAGAATCAATGACCGTGGAATCATGGTGGATCGTAATCTTGTGAATCATGCGGTTGCTTGCGATCTTTTATATAAAGAAACCGCAACAGCGAGAGCCTATGAATTAACGGGACTGGAGAATCCGAACAGCGTGTCACAGTTGAAACTTTGGCTTAAGGAAAAAGGTTTGGAGGTGGATTCTCTCGCAAAAGATACAGTGAAAGATTTGTCAATGAAAGCAGAGGGAGATGTGCAGGAAGTGTTAAAACTTAGGCTGGCAACATCTAAGACTTCTGTAAAAAAATATGAAGCAATTGACCGTTCTGTGTGCGCAGAAAATCGTGTTCATGGACTGTTACAGTTTTATGGGGCAAACCGGACCGGCAGATGGGCAGGAAGATTGGTGCAGATTCATAATCTTCCGCAGAATCATCTGCCGGATTTGGAACTGGCGAGAGCGTTGGTATCAGAAGGAAGATATGAAGAAGTGGAACTTTTCTATGAAAGCACTCCAAATGTACTGTCGGAACTAATCAGGACTGCTTTTGTGGCAAAGCCGGGATGCAGATTTATTATCAGCGACTATTCTGCGATTGAAGCCAGAGTACTGGCATGGCTTGCAGGAGAGGAATGGAGATTACAGGTATTTGAAACACATGGGAAAATATACGAGGCTTCTGCATCCGCAATGTTTCATGTGCCGATAGAAGAAATTACAAAAACCTCACCACTCAGGCAGAAAGGAAAGATCAGCGAACTTGCATTGGGATATGGAGGTGCAGTTGGAGCATTGACATCGATGGGTGCTTTAAAAATGGGACTGACGGAAGAAGAACTTCCGGGACTTGTGAGTACATGGAGAAGTGCGAATCCTCATATTACAGCATTTTGGTGGGCGGTTGATGAGGCTGCGGTAACGGCAGTACGGGATAAAAAACCATCCAAAGTAGGAAGGGTGTCATTTGAATATAAAAGCGGGATTTTGTTTGTCACGCTTCCGTCAGGAAGAAAACTTTCTTATGTGAAACCACGGATGATGCTGAATAAATTCGGCAGGGAAGGACTGACATATGAGGGAATCGGGGAATCCAAGAAATGGATGCGTTTGGAAACATATGGTCCAAAGCTGGTCGAAAATATTGTGCAGGCAGCAAGCAGGGATATTTTAGCGGAAGCGATGCTCCGCTTGGAAAAAGAAGGATTTGATATTGTGTGTCATGTTCATGATGAGGTGGTTTTAGAAGTGCCTGATGGGAAATCTTCTGTGGAAGAAGTGAATGAAATCATGGCAGTCAATCCAGTATGGACAGAAGGACTGCCATTAAAAGCAGCAGGCTTTGAAAGTCCATTTTATAAAAAAGATTAGGAGGAGATGCAGAATGAAGATTGCGGTGTCTACGGGAAACTCCCGTATGGATAAAAAATGGAATCTGACAGAAATGGAACTTGAGGATTTTAGAGAACGGATTTCCAAGACACAACGTACTGCGGAAACAATGGAACAGTATCGGAAAATGAAGAAGTCGCAACAGGATAATATTAAAGATGTAGGCGGTTTTGTGCTTGGAAGATTAAAAGGTGGGAGAAGAAAGAAGGATTGTGTAATTTCCAGATCCGCTTTGACGTTGGATATGGATTATGCAGTTGCGGATATTGGGGATCAGTTGGAATTGTTTTTTTCATTTCAATGCTATCTGTATTCCACCCATAAACATACATCGGAAAAACCAAGACTTCGTTTGATTATTCCATTGTCCCACGAAGTATCGCCGGATGAATATATGGCTGTCAGCCGGAAGGTGGCTGAACAAATTGGAATGGAGCTGTTTGATGATACAACGTATGAACCAAGCCGATTGATGTATTGGCCATCCACATCTTCCGATGGAGAGTTTATCTTTCGGGAAATTAAGGGTGAGCTTTTGAAACCAGAAGACGTATTGGCTTTATATACAGATTGGAAAGATGCCAGTTCATGGCCGGTATCTAACCGCCAAAGGATAATTGTTCAGAAAAGTCTCAAAAAACAAGAGAATCCATTGGAAAAGAGAGGCATTATTGGGGCATTCAACCGGACATTTACCATTCAGCAGGCAATTGATGCTTTCATTCCAGATGTATATCAGCCAAGCGAGATGGCAGGAAGATATGATTATATTCCGGCAGATTCTTCTGCGGGAGTGGTAATTTATGACGATGTGTTTGCGTATAGTCATCATGCTACTGATCCGGCATGCGGAAAACTTATGAATGCGTTTGATGTAGTAAGGATTCATAAGTTTGGAAATTTGGATGCAAAAGTGACGGAAGAAATAGAAACTGCCAAACTCCCTTCTTTTAAGGCTATGCAGGATTTTGCATCAGAAAATGAAGCGGTACGCCAGACTTTATCTAAAGAACGGGAAGAATCAGCACGGCTAGATTTTGCGGAAGAAGATTGGAAGATGCAATTGGAGTATAACAGACAGGGAATGGTAGTGAATAATCTGAGAAATTTGTTGTTGATTTTAAATAATGACGAAAAGTTGAAATCAATCGTGTTTAATCAGTTATCAGATGGTATGGAAATCAAAGGGGAAGTTCCGTGGAATCATCCATCAAAATTTTGGAGAGATGCGGATGATGCACAGTTAATTTCCTATATTGATTTGAATTATGGGAATTTTTCTGCAAGAAATTATGATATTGCGGTTTCAAAAGTAACCGATGATCGTTCCTATCATCCCATTAAAGAATTTTTAGCGGCTTTGCCGGAGTGGGATGAAATTCCGAGAGTGGATACTTTATTGGTGGATTTTCTTGGAGCAGCCGACAATGCCTATGTTCGTGCGGTTACAAGGAAAACATTGGTGGCGGCGATAGCAAGGGTAATGAATCCGGGATGTAAGTTTGACACGATGCTCGTGTTGTCCGGACCGCAAGGGAAAGGAAAATCCACGTTGATTGCAAAACTTTGTGGAGAGTGGTTCAACGATTCCCTTCTTCTTTCAGACACAAAGGACAAGACTGCAGCAGAGAAACTACAAGGATATTGGATTTTGGAAATTGGGGAACTCGCAGGTTTAAAGAAAACGGACATTGAAACGCTGAGAGGATTTTTGTCAAGACAAAACGATATTTACCGTGCCGCTTTTGGGCGGAGGGCAACTCCCCATCCAAGACAATGTGTGTTTATCGGGACAACGAATGCGGACACTTATCTTAGGGATATTACGGGTAACCGAAGATTTTGGCCGGTAAAAACACCGGGAGGAACCGGAAGGGGGTCTTGGGAGATTACTAAAGATGAAGTGGAACAGATCTGGGCGGAAGCATTGCACTACTACAAAGATGGAGAAACCATTCATCTTCCGAAAGAGCTGGAACCAATCGCAGTCCATGAACAGAAAGAAGCGATGGAACAGGATGAGAGAGAGGGAACGATCCGTGATTATTTGGATATGCTTCTGCCGGAAGGTTGGGATTCCATGACTTTGTATGAGCGCCGGAATTTTATCAATGGTTCGGAATTTGAAGGAAGCCATAAGGTGGGAGTGAATCGGAGAACCCGTGTCTGTAATATGGAAATTTGGTGTGAGTGTTTTGGAAAAGAACGCGGCAATTTGAAACGTCAGGATGCGAATGAGATTGCTGCGATTATGAGTAATATCGAGGGGTGGAAACGCCCGGAAGGAAAGATGCGTTTTTCTATTTACGGAGTCGTGAAGGGTTATGTCCGTGAGGAAGAATAACGGCAATTTATCGGAAACAATCGGCAATATGTAGCCCTTTACGGAAGTTGCCATTGCCGATGAGGTATCCGAAAAAAGAGGGGAATGGAAACATAAAAATCTTAGAGTTTATGAGGAAAACAGACAGAAGTTTCCTATGTTGCCGATAGTATCTTAAATAATAAAAATTATAGAATATCGCTTTGTATGTGCGTGTAAAATGCGTGTTGCGTTATATACGCGCGAAATAGGGATATTCGGAAACGGAGTAAAAATGGTATCAGAAAAAAGCATAGAACAGAAGTTAAGAACGGAGACAAAAAAGATGGGAGGCTGGGCGGTAAAGTTCAGCTCTCCCGGTTTGGATGGGATGCCCGACCGCTTGGTATTGTTCCCCGGTGGAAAGTTGGGATTTGTGGAACTGAAAGCACCGGGAAAAAAGATGAGACCACTTCAGGAAAAGAGAAAGCGGACATTGGAAGAACTGGGGTTTTTGGTATTCTGCGTGGATAGTAAGGAAATGATTGGAGGAGTGCTGCATGAAATACGAACCTTATGAATATCAATCGTATGCTTCAAGGTTTATTTTAGAACATCCTTATTGTGGATTGATTTTAGATATGGGACTTGGAAAGACGGTAATCACGCTTACGGCATTATTTGCATTGGCATTGGATTATTTTACGGCGGGGAAAATTCTTGTCATAGCACCTAAAAGGGTAGCGGAAGATACTTGGCCGAAAGAATTAAAAAAATGGGAACATCTTATAGGGATGAAAGCAAGTCTGGTAGTGGGAACAAAAAAGCAGAGAGAGCAGGCATTGGCAGAAGCAGCCGATGTTTATATTATCAACAGGGAAAATGTGGTGTGGCTGGTAGAGAATTATCGTTGGGATTTCAGTACGGTAGTAATTGATGAACTGTCTTCTTTTAAATCCAGTAAGGCTCAGAGATTTAAAGCATTAAAACGTGTGAGACCGCAAGTTTCCAGAGTGATCGGATTGACAGGAACCCCATCTCCGAATGGATTGTTGGACTTATGGCCACAAATGTATTTGTTAGATATGGGGCAGAGGCTTGGAAGATATATAGGCGGTTACAGAGAACGCTTCTTTTTACCGGACAAAAGAAATCGTGAGATTATTTATTCGTATAAACCGAAACAGGGTGCGGAAGAAAAAATCTATAGTCTTATAAGTGATATTTGTATTTCCATGAAGGCGGCCGATTATCTGAATATGCCGGAGCGGATAGAGAACCGTGTGGAAGTGAGTATGAATGCCAAAGAAGAAAAATTGTATCAGTCATTTGAAAGAGATATGGTTCTTTCCATAGGCGAGGAAGAACTGGATGCCATGAATGCAGCGGCACTTTCCAATAAATTATTACAGATGGCAAATGGTGCTGTTTATGGAGAAGATAAAAAAGTGATTTCTATTCATGACAGGAAATTGGATGCTTTGGAAGACTTGGTGGAAGCTGCAAATGGGAAACCGATATTGGTAGCGTATTGGTATAAGCATGATCTCATGAGGATATTGAAGCGTTTTCCAGAAGCCAGAGTGATTGATACTTCAAAGGACATAACGGACTGGAATCATGGTGAAATTGCGATTGGATTGATTCATCCCGCATCAGCCGGACACGGACTGAATCTTCAAGAAGGAGGATGTACTATCGTGTGGTTTGGATTGACATGGTCGTTGGAATTATATCAGCAGATGAATGCCAGACTTTGGAGACAGGGGCAGAAACATACCGTGGTTATACATCATCTGATTACGAAGGGAACACACGATGAAGATGTCATGAAAGCGTTGGAGAAGAAGGAAACTGGACAGTCCGCATTGATTCATGCAGTACGGGCGAGGATTGGAGGAATGTGACATGACAGCAGAAAGGATGTTTAAGGAATATAAGAATTTGAAGAAGGAACAGGGAATTTTACTTTTTCAGTTGGAACAATTCATCGGGATTGAGGAATCAGATGTTATCGATTCCATGATGTTCGGTCATGCTGATGACAATGACAGGGTACAGACAAGCAATCGATCAGATAAAACTGCATCCGTTGCAATAAATTATAAAAGTGTGATGGATCGGGAAAATGATGAATGGTTTGAGTTTCTTTGGAACAGATATCAGGCAGTTGTAGAAGAACTGAAATTTTTTGAACATAGTGTTGCGAGTTTGGATGGGATTCTGCCGGAACTGGTAATGGATCTGGTACGAGGAGAGCTTACATGGGAAACAATGGAACAAAAATATAATGTAAGTCATGCCATGATTGGAAAATACAGGAAAGCAGCAATGAAGGAACTGGATTTTTTGTACGAGCTTCGTGATAAACAGACGGAAGCCTTTATTTTGGGATAAGGAGGACATAAAGAAATGTGCAGACGAGGCGAAATTTATAATGTGGATTTTGGAAATAATGAAAATTCGTATAAACAGTGTGGTGTCCGTCCAGCTCTAGTCGTGAGTAATAACAGGGCAAATGAAAACTCTCCGGTGGTAACGGTTGTACCATTGACTGCGAGGGTGTGGAAGAAAAAATATCTTCCAACCCACGTACAGATACCATTAAAAGCAAGTGTTGGATTATCAAAACCAAGCATGGCATTAGCTGAACAGGTGGAGACTTTGGATAAGAATCAATTACTGGAGAAGCTGGGAGAGGTTTACGATGAGATGGTCATGCAACAGATTACGATTGCCCTTCAGATACAGATAGGGGTTTATGCAGAATATAATTGACGAATGTAACAGCGGGTCTATGTAGATACCGCTGTTCGTGTTATAATGAGATAAATGGGGAGGAGAAGGATGGAAGGAAAAAATTATTGGAGATTACGGCGTTTTTCATTGTTTTATAAATACTATGCGTTTGTAGATACTGAAGAATATCTTGGAGATCAGTTATTTATTCAGCAGAAAGTTGAGGTTTCTTTTGGAAAAGAATTTGGAAAAAAGGGAAATGATTACCTGATTATTTTTTGTAAAGTAAGAAAAAAAGATGAGAAAAATTTCCTAAAGGCATTAGATGAATTGGAGAAAAAAATGCTGTTAATGGGGCATCATGACTACCCTGCTTTTTGTGAGAAGCTGAAATTTCAGATGCCGGGAGAGAAGGTGTAGAGAATATGATTTTAATTGTTGCGGTAGATGACAGGAATGGCATGACATTTAATCATCGGAGACAGAGTCAAGATAAACGATTGAGGGAACGGATACTTTCCATGACAAAAAATGGAAAGCTGTGGATGAATGCGTATTCGCATAAACAATTTGTGGGTTTTGAAGATACAGAACAGATTCAGGAAGCAGAGGATTTTTTGGAGAAAGCAGGAGAAAAGGATTACTGCTTCGTTGAAAATTTGGAAATTGAGAATTTCCGTGATAAGATTGAAAAAATAATATTGTGTAAATGGAATCGCAAGTATCCGGGAGATTTCTTCTTTACTATTGATGTGAATGATGGAAGTTGGAAACTGAAAGGTGTGGAAGAATTTTCAGGAAGTTCTCATGAGAAAATAACGTTGGAGGTATATGAGCATGAATAAGTGGAAAAAGAGTTGGATTGCGATTTTTATGGTTCTGATGCTTATGCTTAGTGGATGTGGTGCAGATGTTCAGGGAGAATCACAGCCATCAAAGGATCAGACAGTTACGGAACAACAGCAGGAAACCGTGGAACAGGAAGATTGGGAAATTATAGATGAAAGCGAACCGACAATAAATATAGGCGAAATACCGGAGTATTCTGGAGAAGCCTATGTCACGATTGCAAATAATATTCCAAACTTTACAGATTCAGAATTAAAAACGGAATCATTTGAAACCTATAGTGATTTGGATTCATTGGAAAGATGCGGTATAGCCTATGCCAATATCGGTCAGGATTTGATGCCGACAGAAGACAGAGGTTCTATTGGTCAGGTCAAGCCTTCTGGATGGCATACTGTAAAATATGACTGTGTCGATGGAAAGTACCTTTATAACCGCTGTCATTTGATTGGATTTCAATTAACTGCTGAGAATGCAAATACAAAGAACCTGATTACAGGAACCAGATATTTAAACGTGGAAGGAATGCTACCATTTGAAAATATGGTGGCAGATTACATAAAAGAAACTGGAAACCATGTGTTGTATCGGGTAACACCAATTTATGAAGGGGATAATCTGGTCGCAAGCGGTGTGCAGATGGAAGCAAAGTCCGTGGAAGATAATGGAGAAGGAATTCTTTTTAATGTGTATTGCTACAATGTACAACCGGGCATTACTATTGATTATGCTACAGGAGAAAGCCAGCTTTCCAATGATGGTGGTTCTTCAGCAGGAAGTACGGAAGGCAATAAAGAAGCGGAAAATGAGCAAAAGACAGAGTCCACCTATGTGTTGAACACTAATACAAAGAAATTTCATTTACCAAGTTGTTCCAGTTTAAATCAAATGAACGAGAGTAATAAAGGAGAGTTTACGGGTACAAGAGATGAACTAATTCAACAGGGATATGAACCTTGTAAAAGATGTCATCCATAAAGAAAGAGAAAGAATATGAATCAAGAAAAAGTTAAAAGAATACTTTTAGAGCAAATACGGGAATATTTGGATGGAGAAATTACGAAAGAGGAATATGAAGCTATGGCAGAGCCTTTTTATTCGCAGTATTGTCATTTGATTATAGAGACTTCTTTTTATAAGATATTTTCTGAAGAAATTCCTGATTGTTGTATTATAAATGTGGATGAACCGGGAAATGAGATAGAAAAGGAACGAGATTTTCGGAAGATATTGGCGGAAACTTATATTCGTTTGAAAGAAGTGTTGTAATGGAAAAATCCCCCGTGCTGTATGCGCATGGCTACAAAGCTACACGGGTGGACAGATGGCGTAACCTGTAACCATGCATGGGCGATTGTAAAGAGGGGCTCATTCCCCTCCGCCATATTAGAACAAAAAACAGTATTAGATTGGTAGACTGAAAGTAGACTAAGAGTAGACTGACATTACTTTTCTTTTGTGTTATTCTTAAGATGCGGAAAAAAGAAACGGGACTGAAAGCATTTTGCTTTTGGTCTTTTTTTCTGTCGGAGCGTGGCTTTCCATCCTTTCCCACGCTGCGTACATAAAGGAAAGGGGTAATTAGTATGCCGAGAAAACCAATGAAACCGTGCTGTCATCCCGATTGTCCTAAATTGACAGAGGGAAGGTATTGTGAAGAACATGAAGCACTACATCGTGGAGAACGGAAAAGTGCATCGGGACGTGGTTATAACAGTAAGTGGCAGCGGGCGAGAAAAAGATTCTTAAAAGAACATCCGTTGTGTTGTAAATGTGAGGAAGAAGGAAAATATGTGAGAGCAACAATTGTGGATCACATTAAACCACATCGTGGTGATCCAATCTTCTTTTGGGATGAAGAGAATTGGCAGCCTTTATGCAAACATCATCATGATGTAAAAACCATGACGGAAGATCGGTATCAGGAATATCGATATTGATTGGAAATACTAGACAATGGTGGGGGGTATCAAATCTCTACAAATTTGTTGAACATTGACCGCCGCCCCCTCAAACGTGAATTTTCGCAGAATTAAACAGGGGGGATAGGAAAAGAGGACAAGAGTTTTCGCAGAAGGTGTTGTAAAACAAGCAGTTATTCGCAAAATGGGGTATGAGTATTTCGTTAAAAAGTTAGGAAAAATAGGAATTATAAGGGTCAAAATGCAGTAAAAACGGATGCATTTTGACCTGTTTTTATGTCTGGAAACAGGAAGGATGGTGAGAGGCATGACAGAATTACAAGCCGAACAGATTAGGAAAATGCGGACGCAGGGAGTTGGCTATCGTGCCATCGCTTCCGTGGTAGGGCTGTCTCGTGACATTGTGAGGAACTATTGTCGGTCGCATGGTATGGATGGATATGCTTCTGCGCTTACAAAAAACATTCAGGAACAGATGATGTTAGGAAAGGCGTGTTTGTATTGTGGAGCAGAATTGATACAACCATCTACAGGTAGACCAAAGAAGTTTTGCTCAGATAAGTGCAGACGGGAATGGTGGAAAGCACACCCAGAAAAACTGCATCGGAAAGACACGGCAATTTATACCATGACCTGTGCGAGATGCGGAAAAGAATTTACGAGTTATGGAAATAAGAATAGAAAGTATTGCAGTCATGACTGTTATATAAAAGCACGATTTTGGGAGGGATTGGAAGATGGAGTTCAGAAAGCTGCGGATTAAGGATTTGGTTCCGGCATCCTATAATCCGAGAAAGAAACTCAAGCCGGGAGATAAGGAATTTGAAAAAATAAAAAACAGTATTACGGAGTTCGGATATGTTGAGCCGATTATTGTGAATTCAGATATGACGATTATCGGTGGACACCAGAGAGCCACGGTTCTTCAAACATTAGGGTATGATGAAATTGATTGTATTGTCATTGAAATTGATAAAACAAAAGAGAAAGCGCTGAATATTGCCCTAAATAAAATTACAGGAGAATGGAATCAAGAACTATTGGCGGACTTGATTGAAGATTTACAAAAATCAGACTTTGATGTTGGTTTTACCGGATTTGAGCCACCGGAAATTGAGCAGTTATTTAATAAGGTTCATGATAAAAAAATCAAAGAAGATGATTTTGATGTGGATGCTGAGTTGAAGAAACCCGCCATGACAAAGCAGGGAGATGTGTGGATGCTTGGAATGCACCGACTGGTGTGTGGGGATTCCACTTTACCTGAGACTTATGAAAAACTTATGGAAGGAAAGAAAGCCAATCTTGTAGTAACTGATCCGCCATATAATGTAAATTATGAAGGCAGTGCGGGGAAAATCCAAAATGATAATTTGGAAGATGATAAATTTTATAATTTTCTGTTTGCCGCATTCGTGAATATGGAACAGAACATGGAACGTGATGCTTCCATTTATGTGTTCCATGCGGATACCGAGGGATTAAACTTTCGCAGGGCGTTTAAAGCAGCAGGATTTTATCTTTCCGGTACATGCATTTGGAAAAAGCAGTCATTGGTTTTAGGAAGAAGTCCTTATCAATGGCAGCATGAGCCGATTTTATTTGGATGGAAGTTGGGTGGAAAGCATATGTGGTATTCAGACAGAAAGCAGTCCACCATATGGGAATATGACCGTCCGAAGAAAAATGATATGCATCCGACTATGAAACCTGTGGAACTGGTGGCATATCCAATCCGTAACTCCAGTATGAGTAATTGCATTGTCTTAGATCCGTTTGGTGGAAGCGGTTCTACGATGATTGCCTGTGAACAGACAGGGCGTATTTGCAGGACGATAGAACTGGATGAAAAATATGCAGATGTGATAGTACATCGTTATATGGAATTTGTGGGAAGTGCAGAAGATGTATATGTAATACGGGATGGGAAGAAAATAAAATATTCAGAGCTAATGAAGGAAGGTGACACGCATGACGCAGTTGACCTTCCTTGATTTATGCTCAGGCATTGGAGGATTCCGTTTAGGTTTGGAATCTGCCGGCCATAAGTGTGTGGGATATTGTGAATATGATAAATTTGCAAGGGCTTCATACGAAGCAATGTATGATACGGAAGGAGAGTGGAAAGCGAATGATGTTACAAAACTTAAACCATCCGATGTGCCAAGAGCAGACATCTGGTGCTTTGGATTCCCCTGTCAGGATATTTCAGTCGCAGGAAAGCAGCGGGGACTGGTCGGAAAAAGAAGTGGAATATATTTTAACATTATTGATCTCCTCAAAGGCAAAGAAGAAAGTGATAAGCCCACATACCTTTTTGTTGAAAACGTTAAGAACCTGCTATCAATTAATGCAGGATTCGATTTTGCCACGGTTTTGTCTGAAATGGGAGAAGCAGGGTATGACTGTCGCTGGCAGGTGCTTAACTCAAAAGACTACGGAGTTCCACAAAACAGAGAGCGCGTGTTCATTATCGCAAATCTTAGAAGCAGAGGTAGACGAGAAATATTATCTCTCAGAGGAAAAAACAAAGCAGCTCTTAACCAGATTATAGGCGGAATGCAGGGATACCGAGTATATGATTCTCAGGGAGTTTCTACTACATTGATTGGAAATGCGGGAGGAATGGGAGCGAAGACAGGACTTTATTTTATAGATCAAAGCAAAGTTGCACCGAAGATTACAGATACTGCAAGATGTTTGACAGCGAGATACACAGCGGGAATGGTAAATCATACGGCAATGAATTCTGCGGTTATGGAAGTGCATCCTGTTTTGACACCAGAGCGGATGGAAAAACGTCAGAATGGAAGACGAATGAAAGAAGATGGAGAGCCAATGTTTACGCTGACTTCCCAAGATCGACACGGTGTATTTTTGTGAGAAATCCGTTAAATCTGTGAAAGTGAAAAACGCAACAAAAACTGGATATGAAGAAGCACATCTGGGAGATGGAATTGTACTTGCGTATCCGAATAGCGATACCCGCCGTGGAAGAGTCGGAAAAGGATGTTCACAGACATTAGATACCGGATGTCAGATGGGGACATTGATGAGGTGTGGAAGAATTCGGAGATTGACACCAAAAGAATGCTTTCGATTGCAGGGATTTCCAGATGAATTATACGAGCGCGCTGCTTCCGTGAATTCTGATTCACAGTTGTATAAGCAGGCGGGAAATGCCGTAACAGCGACAGTTGCGTATGCATTGGCGATGTGCCTTCCTGAAAGTCAGAAAGATGGTTAAAATGCTTGACTTTGTGGGCGTTTAGAGTGATGTATGTAGTACCAAAAAAGAAGGGAGACTGCATACATGAGAATTGAAACGATATGTGAAAACAGAAAAGAATTGGTAAAAGCGATGGCAGAAATATTGGGAGAACCTTCAAAATATTTAGGACCACCAAGTTTTGGATACCAGATAGGGGGTGCAATTGTGGATCGT